TTCGTGAAGTTCGCGGCTTCTTTCGGGTGTCAGCTCTCTTGCGTGTGCCGTGATTGCTTGTGTCAGCTTCCACAGCGTGGCTCCTCCCTGTACACCGTCTTCGGGGTCGTTACGCATCAGTATCTTCTCAACCTCCTTGCACTCGGATTTGAGCAAGCCGCCCGCGTGTGTCAGACGTTTAAGCTCGTGGTCAAGGTCAACCTCCATTTCGGACGCGCCTTGTATCTCGTAGGCTTTCTGCAAGAGGTTGTCTTTGCTGAACAGCCCCTTGGTTAAGTCTCTGACCGCTGACACGGTGGTTCGCGTGTCGAGCGCATAGGTCTCGTTTGACAGGGCGAGGTTGTCGGGCAGTTTCGCGCCGAGATGTACCTGCTTCATCACACTCTCGCGCACCATGCCGTTAAGACACGCGCCGTTCAAGAGGAACGCCCGCATATCCACCGCGCCGTCCCCATAGTCCGACGTGCTGAAACGTGCGCCAGCGAAGATTGTAACCATTCCGTTGTTGGCGGTCGGTATCTCCAACGGCTGCGGCAGGATTGTTTCTGCCCATACTTTTGTGTCGTTCATGTATGCGTCCGATATGACCGCTCCCTGCCCTGCGGCTTCCTGCACAAAGGCGGTCAGTATCTCCACCGAGTTAAGGCGGCGGTAACTGTCAGAGAGAACGCCACGGACTTGCTGACCGACCGTGCGAACCAAGACACGGCTGCGCTGCGTCCATTCGCTGTGCTGGTTGAGAAGATAGGCTGCGAGCATAACTGCCCACGGCTCGCCCTGTGCCAAAGAGCGGAGATAGCGGGATGGAATGCCCATACGGTCGGCGAGCTGATACACGGCGTTGTCGTGTACCGTGAACTGACCATCGGGCATATTCATCATCAGACCGTGGTCGCCCGAAAAGGTTATGACAGGCGCGTGGTCTTGCGCTTTGAGGTTTACCCCGATAGGGGCGATGTAGTCTTGGGCAATCTTGCCCTCGTTGATAAGGCGTTCCATTGTCGCCTTTACGCCGACGGCTTTGCCGTCAATCATCCGCTGAACCTTGTTCATTACGACTTGGTTCAAGCCTTGCTGTAATTCGGTTGTGTGTACCATTTGTGTTATGAGTTTAAGTTATTGAAAAGATATTCGTATCAGATAATCCTCCGCTTCGACAAACAGGGCTTCCATTGTCAGAGCGTCTGCGCTCGGCTCGAAGCCAGCGAGATATGCACCCTCTATGATTGCTTCCATTGTCATCAGACATTAAAAGGTGTGGCGTTCTTGATATTCTTGTATTCCTCTGTCAGAGCCTTATGGCTTGCCAGATACTCGCTGGTGATAGATAAGACCCTCTCCCGTGCCTTGCTGTCCGTGGCGAACTTTGCAATCCCTTGGAGTAATGCAACATACACGGTGTCTTTAACAGGGTCAAAGCTCCCCATGCAGCCGAAGTTGATTTCGTATCGTTTGTTGTTTTGGAGGTAATCCCAACCAATGTATAGTGTGAAATGGTGTCCGAACACGATGCTGTGTGTTCCGTCCTCTCTGACAGGCTTGTCCGTGTCGATGATGCCTATCTCAATCTGTGTGTCGCTGAAAGACCCAACGCCCCATTGGTCGCCGAGCGTTGCGTTCACAAGCTCTTCAATCTGTTTGAGCGTGTCGGATTTGAGCTTGTGGAATGCGGCTGACAGGCGTCTCTCTGCTTCGGCGACCTTGCGGCTGTAAGCCTGCCCCTCTTCGGTGGCGAGCCAGTCCTGCTTCTGCTTCCTCTCTTTGGCGAGAGCGAGCAGACTCTTGGCGCGTTCGATACGCTCTGACAGCTCATACTTGGTGCTGTCGTCCGCTTCGTTGATGAAGCCGTAAGACTCGGTGTCGATAGCGACTTCTGTCTGACCGCTGACCTTTGCGGTCTCGTTTTCGATTGTCATTGCTTCAAAAAGCATTTTCTGTTTCGGTGTCATGCTGATAAGATTTTATTTGTTATAGAATGTGATTTTCAAACCTCTGCGCAGCTTGCATACACAAGCGTCATCGTCACAGGCGTAAGCGCGGTTGAGAAACTTATTCATCAGTTCCGCTCCGATGAGAGCCAAGAGACCGCTGCATCCGACCAGCGTGTTGAGTTTCTTACCCTCGGCGTTAAAGCCGCTGACCTTAATTCGCCAATCCCTGTTGATTTCGCGTGTGCTGAATGTTAAAGCTGCTGTTGTCATTGCTGTTTCTATTTTAAGTTATTGTTTGTCAGTTATTTATGTTTGACGTGACAAAGTTAAGTGAAGTATTTTATTTATCACACACTTTTCCGAGAAAAATTTAACCGTTTGGTTGAAAACTACCCTATTTTAATAATCTTTAACTTACAAATGTTACAAATTGGACTTCAAGTGATTAAAAATTCTGTCGCTTTTATGATAAGCGTTTCAAGAAAAATACCTACCTTTGCACGAGAAACTATTTAGTTAAATTGCATACGTATGTACAAAGAACTTTTAGAAGCACTGAAAACCAAGTTTCAGGGGGTCAGTGAGAATATCTTACAGAGACAGGCGCAGAAGCTCGCGAAGACCGCCACGACTGTCGAACAGGTTAAGACCGCCGTGGACGGGGTTAGCCTGCAACAGCTTATAGACAGCTATGCGGACAGCCGAGCAAACGAAGCCCAGCAGACAGCCGTACATAACTACGAAGCGAAATACGGACTTAAAGAGGGCAAGCCTATCACAAGCACAGAACAAGGGGGTGACACTGTGGCGACACCGCAGACCACAACCGAGACACAACCCACAGGGGGTGCTGACAGTCAGACAAACGCGCTGCTCCAACAGCTAATCAAGCAAAACGAACAGTTGACAGAGCGGCTAAACCGTATGGATGGCGAACGCACAACCACAGCACGGAAGCAGCAACTATCGGCGATAACGTCCAAGTTGCCCGAAGCACTCCGCAAGGGCTATGACCGTATATCGGTTGACAGCCTGACAGACGAACAGTTCTCTGCCCTCGTGACAGAGGTAACAACGGAGGTGGACGGCATCGTCAAGGACACGCAGCAGAGAGGGGCGGTTTTCGGAAGACCAGCCGCACAGAACGGCAACACGCAACAGGGCGAGCTGTCAAAGGAACAGCAGGAGGCTATCGCACACCGCGACACAACCCCCAAGTCTGACCAACAGCCGTTCTAATGTTTCACTCTTAAAATCCATAAGAAATGGGAATGACCGTACAACGCAGAAAGGACACCAGCACCCCGCGCGTCCTTATGCACAAAATCGCTGACATCAGGGGCGGCGTTTCTGTCGCCATCACCGACCTCGGAGCGGACTTCCTGCCCGAAGGCTCTGTCATCAGCGCACCCGTGAACGGCATCTGTCACGTTGTGAAGATTGCCGAGGTCGTTGCCGCCGCAGCCGCCGCTGACACCACCGTAAAGGTCAAGAAAGGACACCAGCTCAAGGTGGGCGATGTCGTCATGGCAACGGAGGGCGGCACAGCCGTGGCGATAACCGCCATTGATAAGACCGCCAAAGACAGTGACACCATAACCCTCAGCTCTGCCGTGGGTGCTATCGCAGTCGGGGGCTTCCTCTCGCAAGCAGCCGCAGCCGCCTCAAAGGGCGCACTCAAATACACGCCGTTCGCTGTCGTTGGCACAGGGAAGCCTGTTGTCAGCGGTCAGAACATCGACACGGATGCTTGGGTCATCGGCGTGACGAAGAGCAACGCACTGCCCGATTTCGTGTACTCGAAACTCAAAGGCATTGTAAATTACTAAACTTAATCAGACATCACTATGGCAACAATAGTAAACACTCTTATTGTCGGCTTGACACAGCAGATGGTGCAAGCCCGTCTGAACACGGCAGATGCAAAGCCTTTCACCTTTGGCACTTACTTCCCCGTGAAGAAGATTAACGGCTTCGTGTGGAAGATGTTGCAGAACCAACTCGGCAAGGCACACGTTGCCGCTGACATCCACACCGACAACGGGACAATCCTCCGCAAACGCCGTCCTATCTTCGAGAGCGCAAAGGGCGACATCCCTTTCATCAGCATAAGCCGCGAACTCACACGCTCTGAAATTAAGGACTATCAGACAGCCCTCGCTTTCGCGCAGGACGATGACGCAACGAAGCTCGTGCAGTATTGGGGCGAGGATGTGGACTTCTGTTTTGACGGCGTGCAGTCGGAGCTTGAGTATATCGCTTGGGCTTTGGCTTCCAACGCAGGGAAACTCTCGTTCACGACCACCAACAACGCCACATACGCCAATGAGTTCGACCTCGACTATGACGTTTACGATGAGCAGAAGAAGACCACCTCGAAAGACTGGGCGGACGCTGCCAACGCAGACATCATCGGCGACCTCGCCAAGCTCGTGAAAGAAGCAAAGGCGATGAGCCTTAATCCCAAGTTCGCCTTCGTCAACCTCGACGAGCTGTATAAGATTTGCTCCGCAGAGCAGATTATCAAGGCTTGCGCTTCCTATATCGCCAACGCGGTTGGCATGGCGCAGACACCTGACCTTACAGCCGTCAATCAGATGTTGGCAAAGCAGGCATGGCTTAACGGCTTGCAGCTCCGTGTCATCGACCAGAACATCACTCGTGAGTTCACGGACGGCACAAGCACCAGCGGCAACCCATTCGCGAATAGCCGCCTGATTTTGGCGGAGAGCGAGCGTTTGGGAACGACCCAATACGACATCCTTACAGAGGATGAGCCTACCATTCTCCGTGCCGAGCGTGCGCATACAGTCATCAAGAAGTATGCGACCATTGAGCCGAAGAGCGAGGTGACTATTGGGCAAGCGGACGCTGTTCCCGTGCTTGATACCGCTTACCGCAACCTCTACGTCAAGACGGACGCAACAACGTGGTAACGTATGGTTGCAACAGTTCTCGAAGCACTGAAAGGCATTAACGCCTATCCCATACCGCAGCGCACCATCACGGAGATATGCGCTCGGAGGGGGTGTTCTCTGTCAGAGGAAGCGACAAAGGAAGTCCTGCACGGCACGGCGTTCAACCTCGCCTTTGCAGACCTCCTATGCTGGCTCGCCCTCGCGCCAAACATCACGCAGGGCGGTCAGTCTTACTCTTTCTCGGATGAGCAGCGCACCCAGTTCCGAAACCGCGCCAACAGCCTTTACGCTGACTTCGGGGCGGCAGACGAGCAGGGAACGCCAAAGACCATTTACGGCTACAAAGGCAGCAGGTTATGATTATCGCCAACGGAACAATCGAAGTCAAGACAAAGAAGGCAGGAGGGATAGACCCTGACACGGGCTATGCCGTAAAGTCCGCCAATGTCGGCTGGGGCAATCCGATAGAGTGCCAATACCTTGTCAACAAGTATAATGCGCTTGCGCGTACACAGGGCGAACCCTACACCTCGGCATCCTACGCGGTGCTGATAGAGGAGCAGCCCTTGGAAGCGGAGCAAATAAGGCTTAAAGACAGGGGCGGCAAGGTCATCGGGGAGTTTTCGGTTATTCAGATTGAACCGTTGGAAGCCGTCTGCGAGATAAGGGTATGGATATAAGAAAACGCGAAAATGCGGCTCTGTGGGGGTTGAACTCAAAACGAGGTTATAACTTATACCGCTTGACAGCGAAACCGCCACATTCGCCAAAATCGCATAAAATAACAGAGCAAAGAGCGATGCCAATAAAAATGATTACTCCCGCCTCGTCAATCAGTCAGTTCTTACAGGCTGGCGTTGACCGTCTGACCGCCGCGCTCGTGCGGCAGATGTTCGTTGCGGGGGAGCATTGCAACAACATCGCCCGCGCTCGCCATACCTACAAAGACCAAACGGGCAACCTCACAAGCTCCATTGGTTATGTGGTCGCCGTGGACGGCAGGATAATTGAGCCTGTCGGTGGCTTTGAGGTCGTATTGGGCGGTCAGCAAGGGGCAAAGGACGGCAAGGCATACGCCAAAGAGCTTGTCAGCAAATACAACAAGGGCATCGTCCTTATCGTGGTCGCTGGCAAGGAATACGCCGCCTATGTTTCCGACCGTGGATATGACGTGCTGGACAGCGCGGAACTGGAAGCCGACAGAATAGTACCTATCCTGCTTCAACAGCTTAAACTCTGATAACAAGGCAGCTATGGCAAAGACTTCAAAACAAGTGCAAGGCGACATCTACCGACTTCTGAAAGACAGCACCCTTTACACGATGATTTCGGGCGAGGTCTATCGGAGCGGCAACCGTCCCCGCGATAGCCGCAAGGAAGACGCTGTCGTGATATTCACGGCGGGTCTTGCGGGTCAGACACAGACGGGCGTTGTTACAATCAACATCTTCGTGCCTGACATCGACCCTTGGGGCAATGGCGTTCTGGTTGAGGACGGCGAGCGCACCGAGGAGTTGGAAGCACTCGCACAGGCTTGGGTTGACAGCCTGACCGCCGAGGTGTCTTGTTATCTGTTTAAGCTCCAGCAGACAATCCATACATCGGAAGCGGAGGAGATGCATCAGCACTTCATTGTCGTGAAGCTCGAATACAAGTATTTCGGCGATGACTACGCTCCGATTAAGAACCCGCAGGAGGCGATGATTGACGCTCTTGACACAGAGGGCGACAGCGGTTATCTCCCGCTCCTCGAAACGGAGGACGGCGGCGAGGTTGTCATCACGCCTGCGGTTGAGAAACAGAATAACAACAATTAAAATCTTACAACGATGTCAGTATTATCTTGGGGCAAGGGAACGCTTGAGACCTCCCCATCCACAGACGGTGCCGCAGGAACGACTTGGAAGACCATCGACACCCCGAAAGAGGACACGCTGAAGCTGACACCCACTGCTGGCGACGAGAAGACCGCCACGGAGGAGGGAGGCGAAATCGTGGACTCGCGCAACGGCAAGACCAAATTCCAACTTGAGTGGGATTCGTTCGTGAAGAAAGGCGTTGAGAGACCCTTTGAGGACACGGACGGACTTATATCAGGGGAACACGCTTTCCGCTACACGCCCGAAGACGAAGAGACGGAGGGCTTCCTTATCGACCGTTCCACGGTTCACTGCGAGGAGAGCTATTCGACCGCGGACGGCAAGCTGCTCCACTATGTGGCTCGCTGTCTGAAGCCGAAGACAGGAAAGACCGTGAAGCCCTACACAAAGGTAACGACCTAACACGAGGTGTTAGTTTTCTTTAAGGTAAGAAGTGCCGACAGGCTGGCGAGTGGAACAGACACCCTTTTGCTGTTTGGGAGGTGAAAACAGCTTTCATCGCAGGGTGGAGCAGTCGGTCAGCTCGCCGCTTTCATCGGGCGGAGGTCGGTGGTTCGAGTCCACCCCTTGCAACTTATGACATCTTTAACACCGTGAATAGCATGGAAAAGACCATAGAACAAAAGGTCGCCGAAGCCATCCTGCAAAAGGAAGTCAAGGTAAAGGTCGGCGACAAGGAATATACAGCAGCCCCATCGAGTACAGCCACGCTGATACTCGTCTCGGAGGCTGTTTCTCGTTTGCCGCACATCAAGCTCGACCCCGACAATGTTGTGGGCGAGTGCCTGTCGGTGGCGAAGCAATGCCGAGAATTGGGCGATGTGGCGGCTATTCTCCTGCTGGGCGCACGTCACATCAACGACACGGTCAGAACCGCACATACAGAGGAAAAACGCTATTTGTGGGGCTTAATCAGACGCAGGCGCACGGTCATCAGAGAGGAGAGCCAAAAAGATGCCGTGGCGAGGGAGGTACTTGAGACGCTGACACCCTCGGAACTCAACACGCTTATAGCCCAACTCCTGCAAGGTATGGAACTTGGGGATTTTTTCGGGCTTACCACTTTCCTGACCGAGATAAACCTGCTGCGGCAGACGAAAGTGGAGAACTGAATGACAGCATTTGGGCAATAGTCGCAGGGATAGTAAAAGGCTTCAACTTCTCCTTTGATTACGTTCTGTATGATTTGAGCTATGCCAACATGATAATGCTTGGGGCTGTCCTGCCGTCTTACAACAGCAAGAGGGATAAGCATAAGCGAGAGGACATAATCAGGGCGGACGACCCGAAGAACAGGGCGAGAGTTAAGGCGTTTTTCGATAACATAGAATGACATGGCAAACAACGGAAGAATTGACTTCGGCATAGGGCTTGACAACTCGCAGCTTCGCTCGGACGCTGCCGAGAGCCAACGCCTCCTGCAAGGCATAGGCTCGACCGCCAAGCAGGAGGGCGACAGCATAGACGCTTCCATGAAGAAGATAGGAACGGCTGTGGCTGGATATTTCGCCGTGTCAAAGGTTAAGGACTTCGCCGTGCAGGTCGCCAACGTGCGCGGTGAGTTCCAACAGCTTGAAATGGCGTTCAAGACGATGTTGGGGTCTGCCGACAAAGCGGACGCGCTAATGTCGCAACTCATAAAGACAGCCGCCACCACGCCGTTTGGTATGTCGGAGGTCGCCAACGGAGCAAAGCAGCTGCTCGCTTACGGTGTCGAAGCCGACAAGGTGAACGAGACGCTTATACGCCTTGGCGACATCGCAGCAGGGCTTTCCATACCCATCAATGACCTCGCCTATCTGTATGGCACGACAATGGTGCAGGGACGGCTCTACACGCAAGACCTTAACCAATTCCTCGGTCGTGGCATACCTCTGACCGATGAGCTTGCAAAGCAGTTCGGCGTAACGAAAGACAAGGTCAAAGAACTCGTTACCGCTGGCAAGGTGGGCTTCCCCGAAGTCGAGCAAGCCATTATCAGCCTGACAAGCGAGGGCAGCAAGTTCGGCGGTCTCATGGCTGCGCAGAGCCAAACGATAACAGGTCAGATTAGCAACATCGAGGACAGCATTGAGCAGATGTTTAATGAGCTTGGCAAACAGTCGGAGGGTGTCATATCAGACACTCTCGGCATGGTCTCCTCGATGATTGACCACTGGCAGGAGATAGGCAAGGTGCTGCTGACCGTGATAGCCACTTACGGAGCGTATAAAGCCGCTATCCTCGCCGTTGCCGCCGCGCATAAGATTGCCACTATTTGGCAGACGGTGCAAGCCTTTATCGGGTTGACGAAATACGTTACCTCGGCAAAGGACGCTATGCTGCTGTTCAATATGGTATGCAAGGCGAACCCGATAGGAATTGTTGTCAGTGTCCTTGCCGCTGCCGCCACCGCCATGACCCTGTTCGGAAAGAACACGAGCGAAGCCGATGACCGTCTTAAAGCCGCCAACAAGACCATAAAGGAGCAGAAAGAGAAACTTGCGGAGCTTGACAAGGAACGCGACATCATAGCTTCCGTCAACGAGGAGGTCAGTCAGTCCGTGGCGGGCGAGATTTCCAAGATAGAACTGTTGGAACACGCCATACACGATGAGACCGCCTCCATTGCTGACCGCCGCAAGGCAATATCGCAGTTGCAGGGCATCGTCCCCAACTATCACGCCACGTTGACAGACGAGGGCATACTGTATGAGAAAAACAAACAGTCGGTTGACGATTACATCGACAGCCTTAACCGCTTGGCGTTGGCGAAAGCCCTGCAAACGAAGCGTGAAGAGCTGACAGCCCAAAAGGTCAACGCAGAACTAAACCGCCGCACGGCTTCTCAAAAGGTAGATACAAAGCAGGAAGAAGTCAGTACAGCCAACAGCAATGTCGCCACCGAGCAAAAGCGGTATGACGCGGCAATGGAACGCGCAAGGGAAGCTACAGGCGGCAGTCTGACCGCAGGATTTCAAGAGACACAGATTTCCATGCGTGGCGCGTCTGAAATCAGCAAACTGCCGCTTGACGCAGCCCGCAAGAACGCGGCAGCAGCCAAAGCCGAGTTAAAGGCGGCACAGAATGAGGTTGCCATACTTGACAAGCAGATTGCCAATGCCAAGACAGACCTCGCGGAGTTGGACGCTTACGTTGCTGAAAACGACATAGACCTGACCGCCGCCACTTCCGACAAGCCGAAGACCACCACACCACCAAAAAAGACAGGTAAGGACAATACACAGCAACTTGCCGATGCCGCCGCTGACCGTCAACAGGCTATATCCAAATACCAAGCCGATGTTATCGCCGCCAATCGACAAGCCGAGTTCGAGATACAGCAAAAGGACATTGACGCTATGGAGGAGGGCTATGAGAAACAGAAAGCGCAGATAGACCTCAATTATAGACGTCTGACCGCCGAGAACGAGACACGCAGACAGAAGATGATAGAAGACCTTGCCAACAACAAGGTCAATGAATGGCTTAACGCCAACCCCAACGCGACAAAGGCGCAGCAGATAGAATACCGAAACTCCCTGCTCGATCCAAACAGCGAAACCCACCTTACCGCCGCTGACCTGACAGCCGAGCAGCAGGCGATACTCGCCGACTATGACCGCATAGCCGAGCAATACGTTGTGCGCGCCAACAAAGAGGCTCTGAACACCGCATTGCAGGACTGCCTTTCATACGAACAGCAACGCACACAGATTGCGGAGGAATACGCCAAGAAACGCAGTGCCTTGTATGAGACGGACGAAAAGGGCAACATCGTGAACGGCGAGGACGGCAAGCCCAAACTTAAAGAGGGTGTCTCGCAGGACAACATAAGCGAGCTTGACTTACAGGAGAACGAAGCCCTTGCCGCCATTGACGAGCAGTTTGCCCAAAGGGAGGACACCTATAAGGCGTGGTGCAACGAGATTGCCAACCTCACGCTTGAGCAGCTGCAAGCCATCCTCGAAAAGGCGGAGCAGGAACTGAAAGACCTTGAGAAGTCGGGCAATGGCGACACCAAGACGCTCTCCGTGGCTCGCGCAAAGGTCAACACGGCAAAGAGCAAAGTATCGGAAGCCAACGCAAAGCAAAGCACCAGCCCAGACAAACGTTCCATAAAGGAATGGGAGGACTTGTATAAGACCCTTAACGAATGCGAGAAAGAGTTTGAAAGCATAGGCGATGCCATAGGAGGCACTGTCGGCGACATAATCAAATCGGCAGGGCAGATTGCGTCCTCCGCGCTGACAATGGTAAACGGCATTATGCAACTCTCACAAGGAGCGGCAACGGCGATACAAGGGACATCGACCGCTGCGTCAACCGCAATACAGACAGTTGAAAAAGCGTCTGTCATCTTAACCATCATATCCGCAGCCTTGCAGATTGCCACGCAAATCGCAAATCTGTTCAATGACGATGAGGAGAAGCAAGAGGAGATAGAGCAGCTGCAGGAGCGCATCGACCAATTGCAGTGGGAACTTGACAACGCCGAGGTACTGCGCTTGCAGAACGTCAACGGCAAGGCTATCGACCTTATCAATGAGAAACTTGAAGAGACACGCGCCGAACTCGCAAAGGACGCAAAGTCTTTCAGCGCGTTCTCTTCGATGTGGGAATATATGACCTATAAGGTTCAGCAGCACGATGAGCTTCTTAAACAGTCAGCGGCGAAGATAGCACAGGCATACGCCAATATGGCATACACGGCCGACAAGGCTCTCGGCGGCTCGAAATACAGCGAGGCACAGGCGCAGCTTGAGAACATCGCACAGCAGCAACTCCTTATACAGGAACAGATAGACACGGAGCGAAGCAAGAAAGACAGCGACAGCAGCAAAATAACGGAGTATGAGCAGAAGATAGAGGAGCTGGGGCAACAGGCGTTGGAGGTCATCAATGAAATGGTCGAGGACATCATAGGCGGCTCTTCGTCTGACATCGCGGAACAGCTGTCGGACGCTTTCTTCGAGGCATTCGAGAACGGAGAGGACGCTGCCGAGGCGTGGGGCGATACAGTCAATGACATTATTGCCGACATAATGAAACGTATGCTCACGCAGAAGTTCCTCGAAGAGCCGCTTGGGGACATATTCGACAAATACAAAGCCCAATGGTTCAAAGACGGCAAATTCGTTGGCATTGACGCTGTTTTGGACAGTCTGTCAGACCTGACCACCGACCTCAACGACACATACGACAACTTCTCTTCCGTCTATGAGATAATAGACCAACTGCCCGATGAACTGAAAGAAAAGATACTCGGCGAAGCAACGCGCGAGGCTTCGTCAACAGGCATTGCCAACGCTTCACAGGAGAGCGTGGACGAGCTTAACGGCAGGGCGACCGCCATACAGGGGCATACCTATTCCATCAGCGAGAACACGAAAATCCTTGTCTCGACCACCAGCCTTATATTGCAGAGCGTCCTCAATATCGAACGGAACACAGACGATATACCGAGCCGTCTTGCGACAATGGAAACGGATATGAAAGCCGTTAAAGACACGGTTAACGACATCGCCTTGAAAGGCATTAAACTGAAATAAGCGAATGGAACAGACGATAATACAGAGCATATACGCGCAATGGAAAGCCGCCAAAGCGGAAGTGCAAAGGCAGTGCGAGGAACGCTCTCTGACCAATGTGTCGGAGGCATACCGCCGCTGTGCTATGTTCAAAGGGAACGAGAGCGTGGAACAGCTTGCGGAATTATATAAGACAACGCAGGGTGTGGAGTTCTGCGCAAAGTACCACTTCCCGAACATCCATACCATAAGGCTTTTCAAGAGAGAAAACATCGAGCG